GAAGGAGATATTGGCTTTATATAATTAGATGAATTTGTAGAATAAATAGCCTGGTTGTTATAAAAGCTAAGCATTAAATAACTTAGTTCTGGATTGTATTTACTATCATTTGTTGTTGCAAGTGTTATTTTTAAATAAACATATCTATTTGTTATTTCTCCACTAGAATTTAATTGATAGCCTGGAATAGATTGTCCGTTTATACAATCTGTGTAGGTTATGTCATCTAAGCTAGACTTTACTGTAATTCCATTATTCCCCTCCCACTCAATTTTTGAATCATTAATAGACAGCCCAGAGGGGATAGAAATTAAATCTGTTATTTCAATTGATTGTGCTGATCCTGATCCATTTGGGATTGAAATACTATTTTTAACTTTATCAACATATAGCCCAGCTTCATTAAAATAATACCAAGACCTGCTTGCTGGATAAGAGTATGTAAATTGAGTTGTTAGATTATCATCACTTAATTCAAATAACTTGCCTGAGTTTGGAAGAACAACCTGAAGCGGAAATAAAGATTGTGCGGAACTGTAATGTAGTTTAATTTGATCATCTTTTAAAGCGTATCTGTATATTGCAAATGCGTTGGCCAAATAATAGTCAGATGAATTAGCCGTTGGTCCACTAGTAAAAGAAGAAATTGATTGATTAAATGTTGAAGTTTTTTCTGAAAAGTCTACTAGGTCTCCGTCTATATATAAAGATATTTGTGAAGGACTATATGTGCCTACAATATAAAAAGATTGATTTATATTAGGAACTGTATATTTAGCTATATCTCCATAAACTGAAAAAAATATAGTTCCTTTATCATAATAAATTTTTACGTTTTGAGTTTGATCTGCAAACAATATCACCTCGGCAGAATTATTTATTTGTGGATAAACCCATGCCTCTAAAGAAAAATCATTGTCGTCAGACAATAAAAATGTACTTGATTTAGTATTTAAATCTTTTGATATGTTAAAAGTTATTGTTTTATTATTATTTTTAAATGCTCTTGTTGTTCCATAGACTAAAGGCATTTCTTTTGAGTTTGTGATTGTTGTAGAAAAAGAACCATTGTTTCCGCATGAAGACCTGTCTGTAATTGTGGTGCCAGAAGATTCATCTAAAGCCCAAAAGCCCAGCGGATTATCTTTTAATACTTCAATTATATAGGACATAATTCTATTATACAGCTATCCTAATACAGTTCCTATTATGTACCTTGTCCCAGAAGTTATAGGGAAAATATGATGGTCAAAAGCAAAGGAGGAAGGGAATGTTAAGACTTGATCCTTCTTAGGTTTTATCTTAACTTCAAATCTAGGGAACTCTAGCTCTCCACCCTCGTAGTCATCATTAGGATAATAAACAGTAGAAACTCTTCTAATCTCTTCGTTTCTATGATCGTCAAAATGATGAGGGCCCCAATCTGAGTCAAAGTACTTTAATATGTAAACAAATTCTCTCTTATCAAAATCCGCCCTCTTTTGTGTTGTATGAAAATTTGAAAGATATTGTTTTTCAATATTAGTAAAATGTACATCAAAATAATCGTAAATTTCTTTATGATATCCATCTTCTTCTGGATAAAACATCATGTCAGAAAGGTGATATTGTTGTCTTCTATCTACCCATTCAATTTTACCCTGATCAACATAGTCCATTATCATCTTAAATCCGTCTTGCATATAAGATCCGTTAGACGTATATATTGCTGGTCCCACTACTTCAAAATCTATTTTATTTTCCATTAGTAAAAAAATCCTCCTATAATATATCTTGTTCCTTCTTTTATTGAAGAAATAACATGCTCATGAACAAAATTAGCTGGAAAAACTAACACTTGATCTTTTTCTGGTTTTACTTTAATATTAAATCTAGGAAATTCAATTTCCCCACCAGTATAATTATTATTAGGATAGTATACCATGCTAACCCTCCTTGTTTTTCCATCAACAAGATCATCAAAATGATGCTCCCCATGCATTCCAGGGCTATATTTTAATATGTATGACTTTTCACAATTAGAATACTCTATTCCGTAATTTTTTGTACCATACTCTTTTAGAAATTGCTTTTCATATTTAATAAACTTATCGTATATTTTATTATAGATTGATGGATCTTCATCTTCTGCAAAAAATTGTATTACTTCTGGAGCATCTATATTATTGTCTAAATGCATCCAAGACCTTGAACCATTTTCAACAGATGCCTTTATATCTTCCATTATATCGACAAAACCAATATTAGTAAATGAGTGTATACCTTCTGCTAATATAGATTCATTTTCTAAATATGTGTGCATACTATTCTACCCAATGAGTTGTATACATGTATTTTACTCCAGACAATACTGGTTTTGATTCATGGATATAAGGCTTTTGTGAAGGAAACATAACTAGGCTTCCAGCTTTAGGCTTAATAGTAAGATTTTGATTTGGAAAATTTATTTCTCCCCCTTCATAATCATCGTTTAGATAGGTGACAAAAGAATACTTTAAGTTAGAATCTCCGTCTTGTCCATCATAGTGTGGACCCATGCTTTGCCCAGAGTCGTATCTGTTTAATGACACATGGCCTAGATCTAAGTTTATTGTAGACTGATCAATTTTATTAAATTTACAAAAATTTATTGCACACATCTCTGGAGCCATTAAAAGGCTATTAACTATATAAAGGGTGTGTTTGTCTAACAGGTCATCTCCAGTAGATTTTTTAAGATCAGGTACATGGATGAACTTTTTTTGACCGTACATTGTTGACATATCATTGCTAGAATACCAGGGCTCCCATTTAGGAATTCTGACATAAGATCTTTCATCTAAATCTATTTTGTTCAATATATCTATTAATTCTTTTTCGTAACTAATAGTATTTTCAAAATAATAGATTCCATCTTGAGCAATTTTTAAATCAAACATTGTATACATTTATTTAGATTCTTCCACTTCTTCTGCTGGATATTGTTTTCCGTCTGGAGAAAGCCTTAGACCTTTTTCTCTAATATCTTTCCACTCTACAGACTCTTCTTTTTGATATGCTCTTACTTCAAGTAGCTCTGCTTTCCATGCTTCACGAAGTTCTTCTGGGTAATCTGATTCTTCTCTGTCATCCCAAAAAGAGCCTATTGTATATCTTGCTGACTTCTTAACAATATCAACCTGATGTAGATTTTTATGTCCTCCGTGAAAAGCTGCAATCATACCAGTTTTTGGAAATAGTTTTATATCATGTTCTGGGAAAACAAGTTCTCCTCCCTCAAAATCATCATTTAGATATAAGAAGGCTGCATACCTGCTTCTTTCAAATGCCCCGTATTTTCCATCATTTGTTGTATTATCAGAATGAACTGGTGCAAATGCGCCTGGCAACCATCTTTGAGAATGAAAGCTTATTTTAGAAAGTTTTTCTTCTGGGACTCCAGACATCTCTGACGTCAGCTTTCTAAATTTTTTATAGAGATCAGAAAACCATGTTGGGGGTAATCCTACTTCTGCCAAAATTGGGTCATTGTCCTCTGGATAACCAGAAGAGTATGATTCATAAAAAGAAATAGGTTTCCAGAAACCATTTTCCTTTTCGTCAAGCTTTTTAAAAACTTCTATAGTTTTTCTTGCTTCTTCTTCTGTTATAAAGTTTTCACTAATTACTATATCTTCTTTCAACTTCTTCATAAGACACCCTTTCTCCATTTTCTAGGTAAACCATATTTTTTGGATCTTCTTCTTCAATTCTATCAATTTCCATTTTGCCCCATTTGTAAGCGCCATATCTTCTTTGATTAGCAAGCCACTCTTCTGATCCTTCATACTCGTACATAACAAAGTTTCTTACAAAAAATTTACGTCCATTTTTAATTGTTTTTACTCCATGATAATATGGAGCAATAGATGGAAACACCAATATGTCTCCAGCCTCTGGCTTATAATCATATCTTTTGCCTTCTATAAAAAATTCAATATTTCCGCCATCATAATCGTCATTAATATACATGGTACATGTTATTAAAAATTTTTCTCCAGGCATTTCTTTTTGAGACATAATAAAATCTGTATGATATTGCATTGTCATATTATTAGACATGTGATCAATGTTAGGTTCATATTTAGAAAAAGAACATCCACTAAATCTAGCAGATTCTGGTAAATCAATACTATTCTTTTTAACATAATCAGATATTACTTTAGAATATGTTTCATTTACTTTACTTACAAAATATTTTTCTTTGTCATATCTTTCACCCTTTTCAGCATTATCTTCTTCAGACTTATGCTGTGTGTAAGTTCCAAAATGTGCCCATGGATCCCAAGTCTTTAAAAAATATTTTCCCTCTCCACTTTCTTCAGACTCTTTCATAATACTATATAAATTTTCAATATCTGGCATTGCATTTTTATATACAAAAACTTTAGGCATTAATTCAATAATTTCAAAGTTTTCTTGAGTGTCTATTAGGTTTATCATGGTTGTTTTTCTCCTGTGTGTTTCATTATTGTCCAAAAAAATGGTGATGTAAATCTATGTCCAGATTTTACTGGTCTTACCCCGTGGACATAATGTCTATCTCCTGGGAAAAAATATGCTGCCCCAGCTTTTGGCTTAAACTCAATTCCTTGAACTGGGAAATAAAGTTCGCCTCCCTCATATTCATCATTAAAATAAAATAAAGATGCTATATCATAATGTGGAAAATCATTTGCTCTACCTCGTTCTTCTCCAATATGGAATTCCTTATCGGCGTGAGGCTCTTGTCTTGCTCCAATAGGCCATCTTACAATTGCTGGTCCAGTTTCACGTACATCAACTTCAAAAAATTTATCTACTTCAACCTTAAGCCTTTTAATCATGTCGTCAATTAAATTTAAAATAGAAGGATCTGATTTCATAAGGGAAAAATATGTTGCTACCCTATCTGCCCAAATATTGGCATCATATAGCACGAGCCCATCTTCGTCTGCGTGTGTTTCTGTAACATCCCATATTTTGTTATTCATGCCAAAATCTGTAAGGATCTTTCTTTCTTCTGGTGTAAGAAAATTTTCTAGCTCTACTATATTTTCTATAGAATTCCCAAAAAAACCTGAAGGCGTTATTGATTTTGGTGCATCTACTAAATGATCTTTATTTGTTATTTCCATTTTTGCCTTCCTTTATGGATATAAAACTATTTCTATATCAATTCTACCATTTTTTTATAACAACTACAAATTATTGGTTTTCAATAACCTTTAGCCTAATTGACTTTACTTCATGAGAACCAATGCTTTTTCCTTTTGGATCTACAGCATCTCTATAAAAATTAGACCATTTGCCTTGCCGATTTAATTCATAGACTATATTAGAATAATCAGAATCATTAAAATAATTAACTGGCAAATCTGTGATAGATTTAATTATCATTTCTGAATTATTTAATTCTCCGAGTGATATCGGTAAAATTGATATTACTGGTGTTCCAGCTTTAATTGTAATTTCTACATCTGGTTTAGTTATTCTCCATGCACATGGTAGCTCTCCCTTAAAAAAGGAAGTGCTTATAAGAGTAGTAAACGGCTGAACTCCATCAATTATTTGATTAGGAACTGGCATTTGTAAAATACTTGTATTCTCATCAGTCCTAAACATTAATCCAGTATTAAAACTAATTGTAGCATTTGCTCTTCCACTGTATGCATATTTTTCACCAGATAATATTTTTACATGATCTGGGCTAGTGTCTGATATTCCATCCCAAATGAATGTTATATCTTCTGGAAATGATATCCCCCAGCCAAGTCCGTTAGTTAGAGTTACTGGAAAACATTTATAGGCATGAGCGTCATATGTTTCTTCCATCCAATCTCTTTTAATTGAAAGAGGTTCTAGTTTTCCATATCCACTTCTAATGTCATAAACGTCTATCTTATACATTTTTATTTAGTCTATTTTGAACTAACTGTTGATATTCCATATTATGAGTATCATCATTATAGTCAAGCATTGTAACTATAGAATATTTTGTTCCGCTGTGAACTGGCATAGCTCTATGTGAAAACAAAAAGGTTGAAGGGAAAATATATAGATCGCCAGCTTTTGGCTTAATACTTAAATTTAATTTTGGAAAAAATAACTCTCCGCCTTCATAGTCGTCATTAGGATATGCTACTAAAGATACAGTCGCTATGTAAGAAAACCCATGATCTGCATGTTCTTGAAAATGTTGACCTGGACCGTATTTTATAAAGTTCATCGCTTCCCAATAGTCCATTTTAACATTATACATGTTGCAGTAATCTGTTACTGCATGAAGTTGTGAGTCATATGCATCCTGCCAAATTTTATTTAATTCAATTTCTTGAATTGTCATATTTGGATTAGTGTTTTTTTGAATTTTAAAATCTAAACAATCTCTATATTCTGGAAATTTTTGTGAATGACCAACTAGAGCCTCTTGCCATGATTGAGTTGAATTTTTACTAATAAAATTTTCGACTCTATTCATTAAATTTAAATCTTTTTTAATAACATCTCTGTATACCCATATTCCAGGAAAGAGTTGTTCTTTTTCTGACCAAAACGTTGACATTTATATCCTATCTCTATGGATACATTATAAAATATATAATATATTATGTCAATAGTAGGCACGATTTAAATCATGCCTACTATTTAAAATTTAGCTAATTACTACATTTTCTCCAGCTATAAACCAACGATTAGGAGATGTTCTAATTGTATATACATCTTCAGTTTCATCGCTAATATGAATAGAATTAATTAATGTTGAGCTTATTGCTCCTTTAGGATCTACATTTAAGAGCGAATCTCCAACTTTAAGTTGTGAGGTGTATACAGAATATACTCCGTCTTCTGTTTTTGTAAATATTGGTTGATTTAATGTGTAATAAATCTTTTTATTATCATTGAACCAAACTACATTTTCTTTTCCTAAAGTAGCTTCAGTTACTACTGTTTCTTCAAGATTTACATTTTCTGATAGCAATGAATATTCTTCGTTTTCATTAGCAACTAATTGCTCTGAAGAAATTGTTAATAACCTATCTCCAATTTTGATATTCTTTGCTGGAATGCTTGCTGCGCCTCCATCTTCTTCTTTTACAAGAATTTCTGTGTCAGCGCCAATGCACATAACAATAGGTGGCTTTTTAAAACTTGGTGGGAAGAACGGTGGTGAAAAGAATGAAGGTGGGAAGAACGGTGGGAAGAACGGTGGTGCAAAAAATGAAGGTGGGAAGAACGGTGGGAAGAACGGTGGTGCAAAAAATGAAGGTGGGAAGAACGGTGGGAAGAACGGTGGGAAGAACGGTGGGAAGAACGGTGGTGAAAAGAATGAAGGTGCTAGCGTTGTTACGTTATTTGAGGCAGGTGACGCAAGGGAATTACCGTTAGCATTTGTTGCTACAACGGTATATGTCTGAGCTGTGTTTGCGGTGTCAGCAATTACTATTGGGGATGAAGCTCCTGAACCAGTTGTTGCATCGCTTCCAGTAACTGTAAATCCAGTAAT